CAATGAACTGCGCTGAAACTAGAGTAACCGTAGTCGCAGCTCCTAAATCTGCGCCAATCGTAGGGGATATCAAATGGTTCCACCACATGAGCATTCTGCCGAAACTCTGGGAAAGCAGCGCCATCAGCAACTCCCCAATCTCCCTCAAGAAGTTGCCTTCGTTGGTTTTCTGGTAGTGATAGTAGGTTGGCTTCATACTGTCCGCCTTCCATCAAATACGGATTGTCTTGCAGACTTGCAGGAATAAACCGTCTGTAGAATAAAGGCTCTCCTGCTTTCGCGTGGGTGGGCGGGTAAACAAGAGGTTTACCGCTGTCTATGTCTGTGGCGATAAAAGATTTGTTTGCTGGGGCGGGATCAATAAACATCCGCTTGACCCAGCCGTGCCCCGGACCACCCGGGTTTGTAGTTGCCCTCATAAAAATGGGTAGCTCGGGATCTGTGGTTCGTAAGCGGGATCTCATATAATTGAAAACGTAAGGGCTGGGATGTTGCGTAAGCTCGTCAAACCCTATGTAGCTAAAAGCCTGACCTTGATATCTCAGAACGTCATCGTCTCGCTCAAGATAAGTCATCCAAAGCTTTGCGCCGCTTGGGAAAACCCACTGTGATTTTTTCTCCATCCAACGGGCCCCCGGATATGCTAGGGGATACATTTCTTGGGACTTGTAGATGAGCTCTCTGAGCTCGTCATTGGTGCGGCGAAGAATAAGGCCACTGAAGTTTTTATTGCCAAAGTACCTTAAAGGGTCTGCCAATAATCCGTAGCTTTTTCCGCCCCCGGCGCTGCCCCCGTATAAAACCTCTCGCTCCATAGAAGCCAGGAACTCTGTCTGGGGACCCGCATTAGGCGAAAAGACCACCTCAAGCTCTGGGGGAGCCGCTTCGAAGTCTAAGGTGTCCGAAAGCGTAGGAGGCGCGGGGAGCTCATCTGTGGGTAACTCTTCTTTTTTGTAATCTACCCAGTTCGAGAGCTTCTTTTCTTGCATGGCAAGAACGCGCTTGGCGTCCGCCGCTTTACGTTTAACCTTTGCTTTGGCCTTAGCAGGACCAGTTTTAGGTGCTACCTTCCGGCGCTGCCTCTTCTGGTCCTTCTCACGCAGATTGGTAGGGTCTACGCCTCGGCGTTCCTTCCAAATGCGGTTAATGCCCTGGTGACTTATGCTTGTGCCTGTTTTAGCCGTAAGCCAAGCTGCGGTCTCTCGGAGAGAGCCCTTAGCGTCAATGTAATCCAGAGCTTCTTTTACAAACGGTATGAACTCAGGATCAGGAACTAAAACTAAAGGATCATCTTCAGAAGGCATGTAGCCAAAGGCTACTCGGGCAGACTTATTGGATCGTACCTTGGGCGGAAAATCAGTATCATTCATCTTGCTTCGGAGGTAAAATAAATAGACCTCCTTCGGCTCCTCTAATTTCCAGCGTCTCTTTCTTAACTACGCCAGCCCGATCTAGAATTTCCTTACTTGCAGCCACTAAGTTTTTAGCTCCAAGCACGTTAGGGTCATTAAGTATCCCCACCATGCCAGCTGCGGCTTTAGGCGCATTCAATGCCATCATCATAGATGCAGTCTGGATAACCTCATCCTGGATAGGCACGATGGCCTCACGCACTGTCGTGCTCTCGGAGTAACCCGCTAAAGACATTGCTGAACGGAGATCGCCATTTGCTTCCCCCGCCAACTTATCCAGGAACAGCTCTTGCCGCTCAGTTAGTTGCTTCTTCTTCTTTTCCATTGAGCTACCTTAAATACACAAATATCAGACCAGCGGCCCCGGTTACCAAAATCCAAAACAGGCGTTCAGCAAAAGCTATGGTTTGACCGCGCTTAATGGACAGCTCCTCGAGCTTATCCATGCGCTCATCAAAGCGTTTGTAAGCATCATTCATGGAATCCATACGTTTAAAAACAGAGACCATGCGCTCTTCCATTCTGGCCATGTAAACAACTGCCTCGGACAGCTTGTCTAATTTGTCTTCCATCCGAGACAGACGTTGATCAGTCATGACTTTTTATCACCCTTTTTAGCGAGGGTATGAGCAGCGGTGAAAGATTTACCTTCCGACATCGCAGTACGCATTACGCGAATGTGCTTTGCCGTGTGGTGCTTCTTGTGCTCTTTCATTTTGGTTTCTTGGGCCTTGGTAAGTTTTGCCATCACTTTTTCGCCTTCTTCTTCTTAGGCCAGCCAGCTTGCATGTCTTTGTATGCCTTGTCAGATACGGTGCTGTTTTTTTTAGAACGCGATGTACCTGCCTTTTTTTTGGCATTCATGTTTTTTACCAATGACATAGCCGATTACTTTTTCTTCTTTGCAGCCATGCCGCCCTTAGCCATTTTCTTCTTGGCCATTCCAGGTTTCATCGCCATTCCACCTTTCATGTAGCCAGTTGATTTAGCCATTTTCGGGTCATCTTTTTTCTTCATACCAGGCATCGTATTCTCCAGTTTACCAGTTTCGGCACGACCAATAACGTGCGGTTAGTTTTGATTTTGCTGTGTCGCATTTGTGACGCGCTCTGAAAGATTTACGCGCTTCTGGATTATCCTTGCGGATCTCCATATTCGGGTCCCCGAAAGTGATGTACTTTACGCCTTCACCCTCGACAGCCAGAACCTCAAATTTCTTTGGTCCGCCCCGGCGGGGCTTATTCACCGACTTAAAGCCATGCCGTTTTTTAGCGGATGCTATCTTATCAGCCTTAGATGCCATGATTACACCACCACACTGACGATCTGCCCATCTACGGATTTATGAACCATGCGGCCCCACCGATCATAAATCATTTCCAAAGCCATTGGAGGGGTGGCTGGGTGTACCAATCTTTGCGCAACATTTTGCGCACGATGACCGGGACTAATGTTGGCTGGATGAATGTCTCTAAACGCTGGCGCACGAAAGATTGCCGCAGCTTTTGAAAGCTCAGAACCCATCGGAAAGGCCTTTCAAGATATCTTTAATCGAAACTTTCTCTTTAGAATTCGGTGAGTATCGGCACATGAACTGCTTGGGGCATTCTCTAAAACTGCCACCATCAGATACGTAGTGATAATCGATGGTCTTGTTGGTTCCCAAGTAGACGCAAATCTTGCCTTCGCGGTCACTCTCCGTATATTTCCAAAGCTTACAAACCACATACTCAGGGTTTAGTAAGGAGCTAGCTAGTACCAGTGGAAGTAGGACTGAATTCATCCGTTCACCGCCATATCCGTAAGAAAAAGGATCAAAGCCGTACCTAGAGCAAATACAATTATGCCGCCAACCAAGCTGATAATCCAAAACATCTTGTCTCGTTTAGCAGCTGCATCTTTAAGCTCAGCGGTGCGGCGGGTACGAGCATTAGCCTGTTCAGCTATAACCATGTCCCACATGCCAGGAGGACCAAACAACATACAGCAACTACGGAGTTCATCCATCGCCTCTTTATGTTTCATCTTCGCAGATGCGATGGCAAAACCCTCTTCCTCAGAAGAAGTAAGCCGCCCTAGCGGCCCCTTATGCCTACCCTGCTCAGCTAACTGGATCTCGCTGTCTAACGTGGCCAGCTTGCCAAAGTGCGGCAATAGATCCGAAACATCCTTGCCAGCTCGAATAGCCGAAGAAATGGACCCAGCAATCTGACTTACAGCGCCAGCTAAGGCAAGGACTTCAATCACTACTAGCCCTCCCCAGACCTAGTTTATGTCGCTGTTCCTGTCTGAGGTAATGGGAGACAGGTCCACTGACCGTGCCCCCCATGCATCTTAAGTAAACTTTTCAGCTCGGATGGAACTACACCCCGGCATTCAGCCTCGTTTTTAAATAAGAGCTTATTCCGCACGAATGCCTCGCAGGACTTTGCGTCCTCCGAATTCGAGCAAAACATGATAACTCCGATCCAAAACATTAGTTGCGTATTCTCCACAGGATCTCGGAACGAGAGACCCCTATGTCCTTGAGCTGGGCATCAGACAAATGGTGCAGCTGCCAATAGTTTGCTCTCCGAGTTTGATAAGCTTCGACACGTTTCCAGACGTTGTGTAAATATTTGCGCATAATAACCCCCTGTGCGTTAAGGTTATTATAACGTACGTTATAACGTCTTAGTTGTGGTAATATTTAATACCCGCTATGCAATCCGCCAAGTTCGCCTAGCTCTTGCCAGAGCGCCTGGATAAATCTGTGAGATAAGCCTTCTGAGTAAGTATCAACGTATCAGGCAAACCCTCAGTCAAGCTCTTGTCCCGCTCATCCTTAGTAGAAGCATCATAATGAAAGAAATCATTATACCCACTAAATATGGTTGCTTTCTCGGCAGCTTGTCTGGCAGTGATCAGTCCCTCCTCTACAAGGAGTTCCCTCACACGCGCTAAAGTAAGCCTTTGTCCCGTGGCTTGCTCGATAGCTGCACGGATGTAGATCAAATTGATCATCTGATATCCATTATATCATAAATTCATCTTAAGTCAACTGTTAGGGGATTTACAAGGTGAGCTTTTCATGATATAACGGGAGAACACTCCCCGCCCTCTATATATATAAACCCTTACTTTAAAGCGTAGGTTTATAGCTCCCCCGAGAAAGAGTACCGGGCCTTAAGGTCCCGGATATCTTCCCACATTAGCTCCTCGGTAAAGTAAGACCCCTTGAGCCGCATGGACCCCCGGGGACAGCGGCGATTAAGGGTCGCTAAGTCCATAATACGAAATAAAGCAGTGTCTAAGCAGATCAGCATAAACTGGTCTGCTTTTTTGTTTGCAACTTTAAACGTGTAGCTCGGAATTTCGGGGCAATAAGAGCCAGCATTAGACGAAGAGGACTTAACCTCCAGCGTAAAGAAGTGGCCATCAGGAACCTGCGCCCAAATGTCTACGCCAAACCGATCCACAACAGAACACGGTATATCGCACCGCTCTAAATAGTAAGTTGCTAACAATTCCCCAGCTCGCCCTGTTGCCCTCCGGGCACTAGGCGAAGCCCAGAGCGCCCTAAAGACAGAAGGTACTGGGAAAGGGATCAACCAATCGTATCCACGTCAATCAAATCATTGATATCCACATTGAAGATATCCTCAACTAAATTAGCGTCTTCCAAACGGTTCGCACAGTCGCGCAGCTTCTCAGAATGTCTGGTGAGCTCATGCGCTACACAATACAAACTCTGATAGTCCTCGTTAACCGTATTTAACTCAATCGTGTCATCAACCAACGTCTCAAACGAGTATTGTTCATGCACCGCCAAGTCATCGCCTAAAGGATGCACAAAACAATTCACCACTAAGCCACTATCGGGGTCAAAGTCTAAAGATTGCGATAGATCAACCTCACTAACGATCTCAATCTTACGAGATTCCATAGGTATACTCTCTTATAAAGCAAAGTTACCTCAATAGATACCTTAGTATGTACTTTAAGTCAATAGTTATCGAGTATATTTACACCAAGCCCCGCCAATAAGCGGACAGTTTAGAAATAAGTGTGACAGAGCAGGTTTGAGCAAGCTGGTTTACAGACCTATTTTTCCAATCTCGGGTCAGGGTTGTATACGCTACCGGGGGTGGGGGGGGTGGCGCTCGCCCGGCCTCGATTTTGCCTGGTTGCCTCGATTTTGCCAAGTTTTAGGTCCAGATCCAGGCGTTTTTAGCATAAAAGAGCAAGTTTTAGGGCGCTGCTGGCAGGTAAATTTGTAAGCAATTGAAATTGCAGCAACTAAACTACCTGCCCTATTAACCAAATAGTAATAGGGAAAGCAAAACGCCCGGCGATATTAACAAAAGAGCGCCGGGGATCAGATCCAGGCTCTGCAGCTGGCAGGCGTGACGTGTTTTGCAGGCAAGATAGGGGCGCTGCCTGGTGCATCCCTAGGCCGCTAAGTAACCCGGCTTACTAGCCTAGTCCTGCAGCTGGTGCTCAGATCCTGGTGCTATCTACCTGGTGAACGCAAAACGCCCGGGATTGGATCCCCGGGCGCTCTCTTTAAAACAATTTTGTAAGCAGCTGTTAGCTTGTGACGTTGTCGTTACTAAATTTCATGTATCTCGGCGCGAATTTAACTTTGAACGCATCGTGCAGGGGCTCTGATTTTATATAGTCTTTTATCGCTTCGATATGATCGTGATTGTCCTGCATAGTCGCGACTGTATCAAAATAGCCGCCCTCATCATCCTGGTCGAGCATCTCAATTAATTGCTCAAGCTTTGCCTGGGCGTCATCTAATAAGCTGCAAGCCTGATACATCAATTGACCGTTATTGATTGCATGGCATTCATCAACATAAACCGGATGCCAGACCGAATTGATTGCTTGTCCTGGCTTGTGCTGCACCCAGGCGCTAGCTCTGAAATCGCGCTCTTCGGTTTCGTTCAGCTGGCGGAATAGCCCGTCATTCTGATATTCTTTTTTTAATGAAATGTTCACGCTGCAATACTCCCGGTCTGGCGAGATTGCTCTGCATATTCTGAGATTGTCAAATCTGCGTCAAAATGA